TCCATGCATCTATCCCAGAAGAGCCTGGATGCTCCTGAAGGCGCTGGATCTCGGCGGATGGTGAGCGATGCTCCTGGGCCTGGGATGATCGAGCCTCGGCTGATATCTGGGTTGTTGGGATGTGGCAGTTACGGGGACGAAGTTGCAGCTCTTGCGCATGACGTGATGAACGTTGACCTGATGCCCTGGCAATTATTGGCAATTAGGGGCCAACTTGAGCACGATGAAAACGGTGATCTAGTCCGTCGGCGTTCTCTTGTTTCGGTTGCGCGTCAGAACGGCAAGACGGTCGCGCTGAAGGCGATGATCTTGTGGATGCTGGTTAAGGAACCGATCCGACGTGGCAAACCAGTCCTCGTCATCTCTACCGCTCATCAGTTGGATCTTGCCGTGGAGATCTTTGAGCAACTTGCCCCACTACTCGAGGCGAAGTTCGGCGCTAAGGCTTATTGGTCATACGGTCGTAACGAGGTTGTCATGCCGGACGAGTCGCGCTGGCTCGTTCAAGCTGCAACCCCGAAAGCCTTCCACGGTTTCTCGCCGACGTACATTGTCGCCGACGAAATATGGTCAATCTCTGCCGACGTTCTCTTCAATGGTGCTCTGCCATCTCAACGCGCAATGCAGTCCCCCTTGCTGTCGTGCTGGAGCACAGCTGGGTCGGAGGACTCACACGCCATGCTCAAAATGCGTGAGGAAGGTCTCCGCGCTATTGACGAAAAGAAGTTTTCTAAACTCTTCTTCGCCGAATGGAGCGTTCCGCCAGGGGTGGACGCGCTCGCCGAAAAAGGCTACTGGGCGATGGCAAACCCAGCGATCGGCTACACGTTGGATCCCGAGATCCTTGTCGATGAGTCCGAGCAGGTGGACAAAGCAGCCTTCATGAGAGCATCTTTGAACTTGTGGATCTCAAGTGCTAACTCGTGGCTGAATCCTGGGGTCTTTGACAAATTGACGACTAGCGCGATGCCTGAGGGGGGCGTCCTCGCCGTGGACAGTTCAATCGATGAGTCTCTCTATTGCGGAATTAGGGCTCAACTTAACGACGAGGGGCAGATCGCCGTGACAGTCGAGTTCGTTACCGACACTCTGGGCGCTTGCTGGGAAAAGGTTCACGAGTCCGCCAAGACTTGCCGACAGATCGCGCTCACTCCCTCGCTGTTCCAGATGGCTCCGATGGATCTTGACAAGAAAAAAATAGACGTCGGCTACGGCGAACTTGTCACCCATACGAGCACGATCCGTCAACTGATCAACGAGGGTCGCCTTGTGCATACTGGCGAGCAGATGCTTCTCGAGCACGTCAACAGGGCCGTCGGCGTCAAGACCCAGTCTGGCTACACGGTCAGTAGCCAGAAGAGCAGCGGCCCGATCACTATGGCGAGGTGCATGATCTTCGCAGCTGCACTCGTAGCAAAGCCGACGCAGAAGGCGAGAGCTGCTATCGCTTTCGGTAGGTGATCACTTTCTATCTTTTCCCGTGGTGCTTGCTTTTGTCACACCACAGGTAGAGACTCCAGGTGATGCCTCTCTTCGGTAAAAAGATCACCGCGCCAGCGTATAACTCCGCCCCACTAGGAGCTGCTGCAGGCGCGTCGCAGATAGGCCAGTTTTACTCTTATTCCGTAGGGGCATTTGAGGAAGCTGCACTATCTGTACCCACGATCGCTCGGGCTGTTTCGTTGCTCTCGACGGTCGTGGGAACCCTCGACATGAAGTCCTACGTCCTCCAATGGAACGGCGAAGAGTACGAAAAGATCTATGTCGAAGGCGAGTCCTGGATGACGCGCCCAGACCCTAAGGTCACTCGTAATTTCATGATGGCAAAAACCGCAAAGGATCTGATCCTCTACGGTCGCGCTTTTTGGGCGGTGACTTCGCGCTATAGCACAGGCTTCCCAGCGACTTTCCAATGGCTCCCAGCGAACATGGTTCAAAGTCCTAACAATCAGCCCCCAGAATGGTTCGGCCCAGCCGATGAACTCGAGTTCAACGGTCTCCCACTTGACACTTCAAACGTCATCCAGTTCCTCAACGGCAACCTCGGCGTCATTTACTCAGGCCGTCGCGCCATCCAGATCGCGCTTAAACTAGACGCCTCAGCAGAACGCTTCGCCTCGAATGAAATCGCTGCTGGATACCTCCAGCAAAAAGGCGGAGAGCCAATGTCGGGCGAAGAGCTCGGAGAAATGGCTGCAGCTTGGGCTGCTAATCGTCGCACCAATGCCATCGGCGCTCTCAATGAGTTCGTCACCTTCCAGTCGTTTGATCAGGATCCTTCAAAGTTGCAGCTAGTCGAAGGCCGTGAGTATCAGACAAAAGAACTTTCGCGCCTCATGGACATCCCTGCCTACTTGCTGGCCATTGACCAAAGTGGCATGACTTACGCAAACGCTCAACAGGCTCGCCAAGACTTGCTCCTTTTTGGCGCTCGCCCGATCCTCCACGCCATCGAGGAGCGGTTGTCTATGGATGACGTGCTTCCTCGAGGACGCCATACCCAGTTCGACCTTGACGAGTATGTCGGCGAGTACGCCCCCGATGACCACGAGTCAGTCATGCAAGAGACCGAAGTCAACCCACTCTCACCCACAAATAATCTGGAGTAATCATGATCCATTTTCACGCCGATCTAGATCTCATCATCGCCGAAGCAGGCGACGAGAACCGCCCAGCGCGTATCGCCGGTATCGCCGTCCCCTGGGATGTTGTCGCAACTGTTTCAGGAGGTCAGCGCGTCAAGTTCCTTCGAGGCGCGTTTGACCTAACTCAGAAACCAGCAAAACTTCTAGAAAATCATGACATGAGCCAGTTGCGCGGAGTCGTTAACGCTCTCGCCGATAGCGACGCTGGCCTCGAGTTTGAAGCAACGCTGGCGGACACTCGCGCATCAAAGGACGCAGTCGCCTTGCTCAAGGCTGGCGCGTATGACTCAGTTAGCGTCGGCGCTAATCCAGTTCAGTTCAAATACGACAAGGCAGGCGTGATGGTTGTCGCTAAGGCGCAGCTAATCGAATTGTCACTTGTCGCGGTTCCTGCTTTTTCGGAAGCAGTAATCACAGAAATCGCAGCCTCGGCCGATCCTGAGGATGACGAAAATAACCAACCCATAGACACCCCTCAGGAGGACAAAGTGTCAGAAGAAATCAAGGCCGAGTCACCAGAGTCGGCAACCACCCCCACAAGTCCACTTCTCTACGCACAGGCTCGACGCGAGTTCAAGTTGCCATCGGCAGCTGAATACATTTCGGCTTTCGTTCGTGGCGGTCACGACTTCGCACAAATGAACGACAACATCCGAGCAGCAGCTCCCGACGTTGTAACCAGCGACATCCCAGGCGTCATCCCGACCCCAATTATCGCTCCCGTGTACAACAACTTCCTCGGACGTCGCCCACTCATCGACGCAACTGGCGTTCGCGCAATGCCACAAGCAGGCGCAATTTTCATCCGCCCAGTTGTAACAACTCACAACACCATCGGAACTGCAACACAAAACACCACGATCACAGCATCGGCTTTCGTTGTTGACGATGTGCAAATCACCAAAACCATCCAAGGCGGATACGTTGAAATCAGCGAAGCCTCAATGGACTGGTCACAGCCAGAAGTCCTCGGCGCTTTGCTCGATGACATGGCTCGCGTGTACGCAGACCGCACCGACCTTCTTGCTTGCTCTGAGCTTGTAACGGGAACCACCAACAGCAACAACTTTGCAAACGCATCCATCACGGATCCTGCTGAATGGGTTCGCTGGATGTATCAAGCAGCTGCCGACATTCTCACAGGCTCGAATGGCAACTTGCCAAGCGCTCTCGCTGTGTCGCCAAACATCTTCCAGTACCTCGGACAACTCGTGGACGGTCAGGATCGCCCATTGTTCCCACAGGTCGGCCCGATGAATGCTTACGGCACAATGACACCTGGCTCCGACTCAGCAGTTGCTTTCGGTTTGCGTCTCGTAGTTGACCGCAACCTCGGCGCGACCGACATGGTCATCATGGATCCGACCGGCATTGAGTGTTGGGAACAGCAGAAGGGCGCTATCAGCGTTGAACAGCCTTCACAGCTCTCACGCCAAATCGCTTTCCGCGGTTACTTCGCAGCCAAGGTCATTGACGCTTCCAAGAGCATCAAAGCCGCTTTCGTCTAATCCGCTAAGTCCGCTCGAGAAAGTTTGCACCGATGGCAACGTTTACAGTCACTTTTCACCAGCGACTAGACGACTATGCCGTCGTGCAGACACTCGAGGACACGGACATCGGTATCGGTCAAAGCATCACGCTAAGCGGACTCGGGCACGGTCTGAACGGGACACACATCGTTCGGGCCGTCCCGACGTTCCTTTTCATGGGAACAGATTACGAAGGCGACTTCGTTTATGACCCAAATATTATTATCCCGAACCAGTTGCTGTTCTACGACGCCGACACAGACCTTGAGCGCTCAGCAGCGATCCCGACTGGGACGCTCACTTGGACTCAGACCTGCACATGGATCGTCGCAAACGACGTTCTCGCCTGGCTCGGGATAAGTGTCGCCACCGCAAACGACACAGCCTTCGTTGGCTCATGCACGGATGCAGCTAACGCGTTCGCGTTTCGGCGTCGGAAGGAAGCAGGTTATTTTGACTCGCTCACTACCGTCCCAGGCGCGGACGTCAAACTCGGGACAACAATGCTCGCTGGAGCTCTTTATCGAGAGCGCGGAAGCGTTGACTCTTTCGCTAGTTTTGAAGCAATGAACATTCCTGGATCCGTCGGCTCGATGGGACAGATCAACCGTCTCCTCGGCGTTAATCGGAGCCAAGTCGCATGAGTGCTAGTGGCATCTTTGCAAGCGCCCAGAGCACCCTTGTAGCCTCGCTCACGGGACTCGGGCTGGCGGTCGTCACCGACTCGCGCAACGCTCGCCCGATGACAGTCTTTGTCGAGCCCCCGACGTTCACTTGCTTTAATAGCAACATCGCCGAAATCACTTTCGGACTCAGGATCCTCGCAGCTCCCCCAGGCAACAGCGACGCCGAGGATTACCTCATCACAACAGCCGACACGATCATGAACAGCGCGATCTCCCTCATCTCGGGCGCTCCTTCTGTCACGTCAATCGGATCCCAAGACATCCCCTCATACGATCTAGTCGTTCGTGTGGGAACCTCAAGAAACCCATAGGAGAAAATCATGGCAACAACCACTTACCTTTCACAGCCATCAGAGCTGAAAATTGCGACCGTCGATCTCACAGATCAGGCCTCGAGCGTTACTTTGACACTCGGCAGCAACCCACTCACGAGCACCGCTTTCGGCGATCTTGGCGAGCGCATGGTTCCAGGCCTTCAGACCGTAGAAGGCACAATCACCCTTTACGTCTCTTACGGCGCGACAGAAGTCGAAGGCGTAATCGCTGGCGAAGTCGGCCAAGGCGACACCACCATCGTCGTTAAAAAAGACGCAGGTGCTATAAGCGCAAGCAATCCAGAATGGACGATCTCTAACACCATGATCGCGAATTACCCAATTACCTACACCGTCGGCGAACTCCAAGTGATGGAAGTTTCGTTCTCGGGAGGCACCTGGGTACGCGACGTAACCCCATAAACCGATCCCTTACCGTGCAAAGGAAACTCCATGAAACTATCCATCAAAGTCAACACAGGTGAAGGAGATTACGTTGTCGAAACTAATCTCTTTCATCTTGTGCAGCTCGAGCGGAAATACAAAGTCAAAGCGTCCGACCTCGCTAACGGTATCTCAATAGAGATGCTCGGCTACCTCGCCCACGAAGCAGCCAAACAGCAAGGACACAACCCCCCAGTCATTCTGGACGACTTCCTCAAAAAGTTAGTCAACCTTGAAGTACTGGAAACAGAGTCAGCAAACCCCACACAAGGGGATCAGTAGGGCGCAGCCTCGCCGAGTTACTTGTCGAGACTGGCTACTGGCCCCCATCAATCGAGTTCACTTACACAGATCTAAACACTGTGATAGATGTGCTTAATAGACGCCGAAAGGATTAACGATGATCGAAATGAAATCAGAGATCAAAGGCGCGAAGCAGGCAATCATCTCGTTACGGAAAATAGATCCTGAGTATCGCAAAGACTTCAATCGTGAAGCCAAAAACATTGCAGCGCCACTCGTGAGCGCGGCTAAAGCTGCTTACCCAGATATGCCTCTTTCGGGCATGAAGAATAAGTGGATAGATAAGCAGGGTAGAGAGTTGCTTCCTTGGTCAGTTTCAAAAGTTCGCGCTGGCGTAAAGCTAAAAACTGCTACTCGTAAGAGCGCGTCGAGCGTGCTTTACATAACACAGAGCACTCCCACCGGCGCAATTTTTGAGGTGGCAGGATTAGCGAACCCAGGTGCAAACTTCAATAGAAACTTAAGAAGCAGAAACTCTCGAGTCCTCTGGCCTACAGCAGACAAGTATCTTCCAGACGTAACTAGCGGACTTGTCAAACTTGTAGAGGACGTCATGGACAAAGTTGAGAAGGAAATGCGCTAATGGCTATCAACATTCCGATTATTACCGACTTCAACGGCAAAGGCATTGACCTCGCTAACTCGGCTATCGGAGGCTTCGGCGGTTCAGCCACGAAAGTATTTAAGAACGTCGCCAAGTTTGCAGCCATCGGTGGAGCAGCGATAGCAGCAGGTCTCGGGGCGTCAGTCAAAGCAGCTGCAGAAGATGCTCAAGGGCAAGCCGTCCTAGCCAAGACTCTCAAAAACTCATCAAACTCCACCGACGACCAGATCTCTTCCATCGAGGATCTCATTTCTTCAATGACCTTGGCTACTGGAGTCGCCGACGACGACCTCAGAAACGGTCTCGGCACACTTGTTAGAGCCACAGGAAACTCGACCAAAGCCTTTGACCTGCTCAAAAGCGCCATGGATATTAGTGCAGCGACCGGTAAGCCGCTCGAGGCAACTACTTCCGCATTAGCAAAAGGCTACCTAGGACAGATGGGCGCGTTAAAGAAACTCGGCGTCCCACTCGATGCGAGCATTATTAAGTCCAAGGACTTCGCTGCAGCAATGGACGCTGTTAACGAAAACTTTGGAGGAAGCCAGGAAGCACTTTCCAACAGCGCGGTCGGACGTTTTGACAGACTGAAGAACGCTTTCGGTGAGGCATCCGAAACACTCGGCACAGCACTTCTCCCAGCGTTCGAAAAGATTGTCGGCTTTGCCACAAATGTTTTAATCCCAGCCTTTGAAAAAGTTTCCGCAATCTTCGACAAAGAAGGTCTCGGCGGAGTTCTCAAGTTGCTCGGCGACCGACTCAAGGAAGGCATCCCGATCGCTTTGGAAGCGCTCAGGAACCTTCTAATCAAGATGGGTAACTGGATCATCAACGATGGTCTCCCATTGCTTTCCGAGAAGCTCGGCATCCTTAAAGAAAAACTCACAGCATGGATCAAAGAGTCAGGGCCAGAAGCCCTCACCGCTCTCGGCGCTTTCATCGGCGACATGATCAAATGGATCATCAACGACGGCATACCGCTCTTGATTAAAGCCACAGCAAAACTTTCAGTCGCGCTGCTCAAATGGCTTGTCGATATCGGGCCTGATCTAATCAAAGGACTTGCAGGCTTCGCCCTCGAGTTAGCAAAGTCGCTAGTCACTGCCGTTCTCGGCGCGTTTTCAGACCTCGGTAAGTTTGGCGTAGAAATCGGCAAAGCCTTCGCAAACGGAATTCTTTCAGTTATTAACACACAGATCATCGACCGCATTAACAAGCTGCTTGAGTTCACTATTGATCCTCCAGGCCCAGGGCCCAAATTGACAATCAACCCTCCAGACATACCTCGGATCCCAATGCTTGCGGAAGGTGGCATCGTTACAGGCCCGACGCTGGCGATGATCGGCGAGGCAGGCCCCGAGGCTGTGATCCCTCTCTCTGGGCGCAATATGCCCAACATGGGCAACACCTTCAACGTGTACGTCAACGGAGGAGACCCCAATGCCATCGTCGATGCTTTGCGTAGGTACAACAGGAGCAACGGCCCTCTACCAGTAAGAGTCGCTTAATGGCTACACCTTTTGTCTGGAAGATGGACTTTAAACAGGGCGCGACCTGGACAACACTTCCAAGCCTGCAAAACGTCAGCATCTTTCGCGGACGCCGACTACAAATTGACGACTATTCCATCGACACGATGACAGTCGAGTCGGAGTTCCCTTCCTCGTGGAGCGTGACCCCAAAACTTGGTGATCAGGTTGTCGGCTACATTTACAAGCCAGGCGTCGTCGTCGGCACAGACAACTTTGCTGCATTTTGGGGGCGGATCCGAGACGTAAAGATTAACTACGGCTACACGACAAATATGGATCGTGTGACTATTGAGTGCGAAGGCATCCAAGCCGACTGGGGACGCGCACAGCTCACAAACTACTCGCTCGCCTCAGCACTCACCGACAGCCAGGTAAACACCGTCGGCGCGGCGATCGGTGCTAACCCAGCAGCCTTTACGGGACGTTCGACGGGTTCGGCTCAGACGTTTACAGGCAACGGTCTAGAGTTGTTGAACACGATCACGAGGACTGAGGAAGCCCGTTTCTACGCTGGGAGTATCACCTATCGCGCAAATCCTGCGCTCTATTGGTTCGGACGCAACACAGCACCTCCGACGACGTACTACTGGAACGACGGCACAGGCACTCCCTACTTGTATCAAATGAAGTATGAGCAGATCGAGTTTCGTTCCTCGGCGGACAACTATTACAACTCAATTACGGTGACTCCGAACGGCCTTGCAGCTCAGACGGCGACACTTTCCGAGACTCCGCTTTACGGCTGGCAAATAAACACCATTGACAACACTACGAGCCAAGCTTTGAGCCATGCGCAATGGCTCCTTAACAACTATCAGAGCAAAGATTCAACGCTTGCCTCTATTACTTTTACAGACGTTCAGCAAACGGTCTCGGGTTACCCACCCCCAAACAACTTTAACTTCGACGTCATCCAAGTAATCACGTCGGCGGTAAACCAGCAGGGGATCGTTTATTTCCGAGGCGGAACTTACAACGTGATCCTCGAAGGTATTTCTGTCAATGCCACACCCGACCAAACGCGTGTGACTATATTTTTCTCAGGGCGCGACACTAACGCCTACCTAATTCTTGACAACACACAGGGCTTCGGCACACTAGACAACAACAGACTGGGCTTTTAATGGCTATCAACCCCAACACAAATTTCACGGTCGGGCAATTAGCTACCTCCGACCAGATGAACCGCTTTCCTCGAGGCGTTGTTGCGTACACAAGCAACACGACCACGACCATTGCTGGCGGTTATTTAACAGGCCTGAACACTACTTATACTTTTGCGGCTGACCGTATGTACCGCATTAGCGTGGCAGGTCAATTTTCTATTACTGGCGACATAATTTTAGAAATACATCTAGACGCAAACGCAGTGCAACGCATAACAGACACAAGATATGCAGCAAGAGCTTCAACTTTTGGCAACTTTCAAGGAATGTGGGTAGGCACAGTTGCGGCAGGGTCAAAAACTGCAAAAATGTCTGTAGCTCTTTTAAGCGGGACAGTTGCTAACGGAGCTACTGCCGCGTCGCCAAACCAGTTAATCATTGAAGATTTGGGGCCAGCATGATATTCAATTTTACAAATGACGCAGACAAAACTAGCCAAATGAGGACTGCTAGAAACCAGTTACTTGCCCAAAGCGACTGGACACAACTACCAGACGCCGAGTGCAATAAAGCAGCGTGGGCGACATACCGCCAAGCGTTGCGCGACTTTCCGGCAACATGGGAAACAGCAGAAACCGCCGACTTCCCAGAGGCTCCAGAATGATATGGCGTGTCGGTTTCGTGGCGCTGTTGTTTGCGTCAATCCTTACGGCGTGCGGAGACCGCGTACGCCTCAACTGTGAACCGCGCACAAAGAACAAAGCACTAAGCGCAACCGTCACAGAAACAACACAAACAACAGAAACCCCTCAATATGGGACAGGTGGCAAATGCTAAAGAAACCAGAACATCGACTTACTAACGAAGAAATTAAAGCGCGGATCGTCATGATCGTTGCGTGTGGGTTGACACTTTCTTTCGTCGGCTCCGTGTTCACAATTTTGTACGGACTGCTATTTGTTTCACAGCCTGTGACAATGGCGGAACTTGACGCCCAGCAGATCAACATCCTTTCCTCGATGCTTCTCACCCTCTCGGGCGGACTCATCGGGCTACTCGCTGGAAACGGCCTCAAAGACAAGCCGAAAGATAAACCAAATGACAACGCCTAAAGCAGCTCCGAAATCTAACGCCATGCCCTACACAGGCAACAAAGACGCAACCGCCAACGGCAAAGCCACCCTAGGGGCGCTCAAACTTCTTGACATTCTCGGCACTAAATGGGGCTTCAAGAACCTCGGGGTATATGCCTACCGCCCTATGCGCGGATCAACCATGTTGTCAGTACACGGCACAGGACGCGCCTTTGACGCTGGCTACAAACAATCCCAGCAAGAACTTGTCACCGAGATCTGTGACTGGCTCGCAGACAACCACGTCGTCCTCGGCATCGAGGAGATCCATCAATACGTCTGGGGAACACATGGGCGCGGTTTCCGCTGCAACCGTGACGGAAAGCCAGGCTGGAAAGAATGGGACGCCGAAAACAACGGAGGCCCTGGCGGATATTGGATCCATGTGGAGGTCTCGCCGACGTTCGCCCAAAACCCTCGACTCATTGTGCAGGCTTGGAAAAAGACGATCCCCACTTTCGTCACACCGATCGTGTAAGTTTTCTCACGTCACCTTCTATCCCTACTACGGAGGCACTAATGGCAGGCAAAATCATCCGACCCGACGACTGGGACGAAGGCACTCTCTTCCATGCACCATTGCATCGAGAACCCGACCAGCCCACAAGCGTCCAAGGCGCTAAAGACGTCAAACACAGGCGAACATCCCAGGCGATGCTTCTGCTCATTGAGTACCGAAACCACAACCTCACCGATGAAGAAGCAGGAGCCCGATCTGGGCTTATCAGGCGCTCACGGTGCTATTGGAAACGGTGCTCGGATCTTCGAGCTGCAGGCTATATCGTCAATACTGGAGCCACCAGGATCGGCTCTTCAGGATCAGCACAAATGGTTTGTGCAATTACCCCAGAGGGCCTCAAGGCTCTTGATTAGGAGGAATTATGTTCACTCGATCAAAGGATCGCTATTAGGCGACTCGCGGCAGCCGTGCTACTTATTGCCGCTTTCCACCCATCTTCAGCAAGTGCCGAGGCTCTGCCCTTCCGATGCGAATACTACGCAACGAAAGCAGTACAACTCGGCTGGCCCAAAAAGGAGAAAAAGATGCTCATGAAGATTATGTGGCGCGAGTCGCGTTGTCAGACCACGAGCATCAATCGGAAAGATCCATGGGGCGGTTCCATGGGCCTTCTTCAAATCAATATGTCAAATTATGGATGGGCTAAGCGAAACGGGTGGGTAAAAACTCCCGACGACTTGCTCAAACGACACCAAAACCTCAAGGTTGGACTCGAGCTTTACAGGCTGTACGGGTGGCGACCTTGGGGGACTAAATCATCCCAATAACAGAAAGAGCCCCTACATGACATTCAACTTAGACAACTACGAGCCAGTAGCGCCCAGACTGGCGCGATGGCTAGAAGCAGCAGAAGACCCTCGAGTCATCACAACGCTTCACGCATACGCCCCTGGCGAATGGTGCATATTCAGAGCCGAACTTTACGCAGGCGACACCCTGCTGGCGACTGGCTATGCAGAAGAACACCACACCGATCGGGGCGTCAACTCCACGAGCCACATGGAGAATTGTGAAACCTCGGCGATCGGACGCGCATTAGCAAACTATGGCTATGCAGGCTCAGATCCGTCTAAGCGCCCTTCTCGTGAAGAGATGACAAAAGTACAACGCATGACACCCAGCGACGCTCCTGAAGGCACACAACGCCCACAGGCATCACCCAATAAGCCAGCATCAGACGCGCAACTCGGTCTCATCCGCACACTCTCCAAGAAACTTGGTTTTGAAGCACATTTCCCACCGAACTTCACAAGTTTTGACGCCTCCCAGGTGATCCAAGAGCTCAAAGGAAACGTCATCCCGTTAGCGATCCGCGCCGAGTCATTCGAGGATCCGTTTTAATGCAGCTCATCGGAAAAGCCATCACCTTTGTCATCATGGTCGGGTTCATCACTCTTATCATTGAGGCGATCCTTTACGAGCGCGAAGTATCAGCAAACATCAGAAAAGAAAGGCCCTTCTATGAGTGACAACGACCAGATCTGGAACGCGTTTATCAGCGCGATACCGGCACAAGACAAAGCCCGACACGATCTGGAAAACTTCCAAGCAAAACTCTTGAAGAACGCTTTGCAGGAAATTGAGGATCTGAACCTTGAGATCACCCAGCACAAAGCCGAGATCGTGCAGCTAGAGGAAGTTCTGCAGGGCTACTCGAGCCTGCTTCATGACGTAACACAAGACCGAGACCGCTTTCGCGACGACTGGAAAGCAATGACACAGGAGTTATCAAGATGGCGCAAATGACAGAAGACGATCACTACGAGATCAAGGTCTACCCAAAAGGCAACAGGGTCGTCCTCAGGTTCGTCGGCGACTGCTGGGACGTGCATAACTATGAGATGACTTACAACTCGTACGTCGCCCCATTGGTGAGGCGCTATTCGAATGACTGGATGACCTGGGGCGATCGGATCACGCTTACTCACGGGTATTACGTCTGGACGTGGGAGCAGCGCGTCCTTGACATAAAGGGAGACGGCTGATGAGACGACCTATTGACACGGCAAAGATAACCCTGCTGACCGCTCTTGAAGAATTGCATCAACACGCTTACCGACTAGAACTACAGGAACGAGGTGGAGGTTATGCCATTGTGCTACCCATTGACGGAAATTACATTGACAAACATGAAGCCGAAGCGATGCTTTCGTATTGGCAAAACGTTTGCAACGTGATCAATGACGAACTACAAAACAACAGAGGCACGCTGTACAAAGGCAAGAAAACAGCCGACTCCTATTGCGACTGGGCAAACGATGGTCGCAATTAGCGAGAAAGAGTTTCAGAACAAAGTCATCGCCTTAGCGATCATGTACGGATGGCGCGTAACACACTTCAGAGCCTCTCAGGTCGGCGGAAAGTGGATGACTGCCATACAAGGACACTCAGGGTTCCCCGACCTAGTTATGGCCCATGAGCACAAGGGAATAATTTACGCCGAACTGAAAACGGAGCAAGGGAGATTAGACCCAGCCCAGATCACTTGGCTCCGCACACTTGACGCAGCTGGAGCCGAGGCGTACTGCTGGCGTCCATCAGATATGCAATTCATCACCAACCGACTACTAGAGAAAGCCCCTACGAAATGACCATCATCCGCGCCGAACGGCCACACATCAACTACACAATCATCAAGAACGAGACCCTCAGGAACAACTCCCTCTCCTTCCGTGCTCGAGGCATACACGCCTACCTGCTATCCATGCCAGACAACTGGCGCACATCAGCGCTACAAATGTCACGCCTAGGGCAAGAAGGGCGCGACGCCATCCTTAAAGCGCTCCAAGAGCTAGAAGACGCAGGCTTCGTAAAGCGCGTCAAGACTCAAGACCCTCGGGGACGCTGGCATTCCGAGATGATCGTCTATGACGAATGCTGCTTGAGCCGTGTGGAAATGCTGTGGAAAAGGCGTGGAGAAGAGAAAGTACCGACGCCTGAAAAACCGAATTCGGATAATCAGGCGTCTTATAAAGAAACTATTACTAATGACGTTGAGAAAAAATCAGAGACATTACTCAAGACCCGTACATTAATCTGTGGACAATGCGGAGGATCGGGGCGCGTCCTAGGCTTCATGGATAGCCCCATGGAATGCCCAGACTGCCACGGCGACGGCATCCAACAATGAGCACAGCACGACGTAAAGACCTAGACAGCGCGTCCTACAGAAAGAACCGAGAGACATTCCTGAACGAATGGGATGGCGCGTGTCATTGGTGCAAGCGCGCTCGAGCAACAACCATCGACCACGTCATAGAGCAAGACAGAGGAGCAGACCCCACAGACCAAAGCAACTGGGTTGGAGCCTGCCACAAATGCAACAGCCGACGCGGAGCCGAATACCTAGCCAAGAAAAGAGCTGCGACAGTTCAAGCAAGAACAAAATCACAAAATCAAACGCAAAATGCAAAAAATCAAAATAATTTTTTTGAAATTGAAAAAACATTCAC